GGTGGAATTGAATCGTCGAGGGGTTGTGTATTGACAAGTCGCAAAACACCCGTTAGGCTCGCAATCGGTTGGGCCTCGTTCGCCCAAAATTTCCTGAAGCCCTCCGCGTGAGGGCTTTTTGTTTTGGAGCCTATGGCACTCACTGACCTTTCGCGAGCATTCGCCGACTTGAGCACGCACACAAAGCGGCTAGAGGAAGCAAAAGCGCGGAAGGCGGAGCTTCGTCTGGAACTCGACGCGATCAATGCGTCGATCGATGCGGCTGAAAACGCCGTGCAGACGACTCAAAGGCTGGTCAAGGAATTGGCGGCGAGGCTGGGACAGTGACGAAGTACGAGCTTACGCAGGCGCTTGCGGACGAGATTTGCGAACACATCGCAGAGGGTAAGAGTCTACGGTCATGGTGCCTTGAGGTTGGCAGGCCATCGCCGCCACTTGTGCGTAAATGGTTGGCTAACGATGCGAACGAGTGGTTCCGTGCCCAGTACGCCCGCGCGCGGGAAGAGCAGGCCGATACGCTGTTCAGCGACATCCTGGACATCGTCGATCAAGCTGAAGACCCGCAGATTGCGCGCCTGCGCATGGATGCGCGCAAATGGATGGCCGGAAAGCTGCGACCGAAGGTCTACGGCGAGAAGGTCGAACTAGGCGGAAAGGTTGACCACGAACACACTCACGAGCATCGAACAGTATCGGCGATTGATAGCCGGATTGCGGAGTTGCTCGGACTCGGAACGGATCGACCTGACGAGGGCGCTGTGCAAGAGTGATCTTTTCTTCCTGCTTTGGTACGCGCTGGGTCGTACCGACATGGAACGCCCGTGGTTGCTGGACCGATGCAAGGAAGTGCAGGCGGCACCGAATGACCGACTAGACCTGTGGTCGCGAGAGCACTATAAGTCGACCATCATCACGTTCGGGCTGACGATTCAGGACATTCTGAACGACCCCGAAACGACCATCGGGATCTTCTCGCACACACGGCCGATTGCTAAGGGCTTCCTCCGCCAGATCAAACGCGAGTTTGAAGCTAACGAACTGCTGAAGTCGCTATTCCCTGACGTACTCTGGACCTCGCCAAGCAAAGAGGCTCCGAAGTGGTCGGAAGATGACGGAATCGTCGTCAAGCGGAAGAGCAACCCGAAGGAAAGCACGATCGAGGCATGGGGCCTCGTCGATGGGCAGCCGACATCGAAGCACTACCGGACGTTGCTCTATGACGACGTGGTGACGCTCGAATCTGTCACGTCGCCTGAGATGATGCAAAAGACCACGTCCGCACTTGAGGTGTCATACAACCTAGGCGCGCAGGGCGGGAATCGTCGCTTCGTTGGCACGCGCTATCACTTCAACGATTCGTACAAAACGCTGTTAAGCCGTGGCACGGCAAAACCGCGCGTCTATCCCGCAACCGTGGATGGCTCTGAGACTGGCGAGCCGGTGTTGTGGACGACCGATCAGCTACGTAACAAGCGGCGCGACATGGGTCCTTACACGTTCTCGTGTCAGATCCTGCTGAACCCGAAGGGTGACGGCGCGCAGGGCTTCAAGCGTGAATGGCTGCGGTACTACAAGGACCACCAGGGCGGCGCCGGGATGAATAAATACATCCTCGTGGACGCTGCCAACGGCAAGCGCAAGGAAAACGACTTCACGTCCATGTGGGTCGTCGGACTCGGCCCGGACCGCAACTACTACGCGCTGGACATCGTGCGTGACCGTCTGAACCTCTCAGAGCGTGCCGCGAGGTTGTTTGCCTTGCATCGCAAGTGGCGCCCGATCCAAGTCAGATACGAACGTTACGGAATGATGGGCGACATAGCGCACATCGAATCCGAGCAAGAGCGGCATAACTACCGTTTCGAGATCACGGAAGTAGCAGGCCAGACGCCGAAGGTCGACCGCATCAAGCGGCTTGTCCCGATCTTCGAACAGGGGCGCTTCTACCTGCCGCCGTCGCTGCACATTACCGACTACGAACGCAAGACCGTGGACATGGTGTCGTCCTTTGTTGAGGACGAATTGATCGCGTTCCCGGTGTCCGTCCATGACGACATGCTCGATGCACTGGCCCGCATCGAAGAGCCGGACATCCCGGTGCAGTGGCCTACTTTCGACGACTTCACGCAAACCGAACCCGAGGCATTTTCCGATGGCGTCTGACACGCAGGGCCCCGACTACCGCGACGACCCGGCACTACGCCCGGGGACCGCGAAGACGCTCGATTGGGGCGCGATGGTGCGGGCTGCGTGGGGTACGGAATGGGCGAAGCGCGACGTTGCCTACGAGTGGAGCAACGGTCGGAAGATGGAAGACTCGCTGAACGGGCCTTACGAATGATCTACACGTCGGAAGTTCAAGACGTGCTGGACATCGGCATTGCCAAAGAGGTCGGCGAGATTCTGAACGCCCACTACCCCGGGCACCTATGGTCAACTTACGTCGCGAGCGGCGTGGTGTTTATCAAGAATCTGCGCCTGTCCAGCAAGGCCGGCATGGTGCTACACCTGAAGAACCTGACCGACGCTGGCGCGCGCAAGAAACGCGTTGTGCAGGCCGGTGGCGAGTTCTTGGAGCGTGCCCATTGGGTGCGCGGCAAGTACCAAGGCGACGCGCCTACGGTGCTCGAAGGGCACACGAAGTACAACCCGAGGTTTGCGAATTGAATTCCGAAGACGCGCTGCGCATCGCTGCTGACGCATACGAGGGCAGCACGTCGTTTATCGACTCCAACTATCGCAAGCAATGGGAAGAGGGGTTGCGCCTGTTCCAAGGCCGGCACCCGGTCGATAGCAAGTACAACTCCGACAAGTACAAGCACCGCAGCCGACTGTTTCGGCCGAAGACGCGATCCGGCATCCGCAAGCTGGAAGCGATGGCCGCGATGTCGTTTTTCAGCAATATCGACGTGGTCTCGGCCGACGCAATGAACCCTGCCGACCCGCAGCAGGAAGCCTCTGCTGCGATTGTTAAGGAACTGCTGAACTACCGGCTACAGAAGACCATCCCGTGGTTCCTCACGCTCATCGGGGCGCTGCAAGACGCTGCGACCGTGGGCGTGTGCTGTAGCTATCAGTACTGGAAGCATCGACGCGAGGAAGAGCCGGGCGAAATGGCGCCGGTACTCGACGAAATGGGGCAGATGGTCATTGACCCGATGACCGGCGCGCCGCAGCTTGAGCAGCAATCGAGCGTCAAGGTGCTGGAAGACAAGCCGTGCGTGGACTTGATCCCGGTCGAGAACATCCGCATCGACCCTGCGGCCGACTGGCGCAACCCGATTCAGTCGTCGCCATACGTGATCCGCATGTGTCCGATGTACGTGCAGGACGTGCGCGAGATGATGTCGGATGGCAAGTGGACGAAGTACGCCGACGGCGAGATCGAATCCGCGAAGCACGACACCGACGCCACGCGGCAGACGCGCGAGGGCCGGCGCGAGGATTCGATGGACAACACGACCGACCTCAAGGAATTCGACACCGTCTGGTGTCATGAGAATTTTGTCAGGTTGGGTGGTAAAGAGTGGGTCTATTGGACGCTCGGCACAAAGCACCTTCTGACCCAGCCCGCGCCGCTGGAACAAGAGTATTTCCACGGTGAGCGGCCGCTAGTCATCGGAATGTGCGTGATTGAAACGCACAAGATCATGCCTCCGGGCCTGTCGAATCTCGGCGCAACGCTGCAAGCAGAAGCCAACGAGATCGTTAATCAGCGGTTGGACAACGTAAAACTTGTGCTCAACAAGCGGTGGCTTGTGAAGCGCGGGCAGAACGTCGACACCGAGTCGCTTATCCGCAACGTGCCGGGCGGCGTGACGCTCATGAACGACCCCGCAGGCGACGTGCAGGAAGTGAATTGGCAGGATGTCACGTCGAGCGCCTTCGCCGAACAAGACCGCATCAACGTTGACTACGACGAGCTAATCGGGAACTTCTCGCAAGGCTCCGTCATGACCAATCGCAAGATGGGCGAGACGGTCGGCGGCATGAACATGATTTCGCAGTCGTCGAACATTACGACGGAATACACCATCCGCACGTTCACTGAGACGTGGGTGGAGCCGGTGCTCCGGCAGCTGGCGAAACTTGAACAGCACTACGAAACGGATTCGGTCGTGCTCACGTTGGCCGGTGAGCGCGCGCAACTGTTCCAGCGGTTCGGTATCGACACCGTAACCGACGAATTGCTCATGCAAGACCTGACGCTTACGGTCAACGTCGGCATGGGCGCGACGGACCCGAATCAGAAGCTGCAACGCTTCATGGGCGCGCTGAACGGGTATGGCTCGATTGCTGCACTCGGCCGCATGGAGATCGACCTGCAAGAAGTCGGAAAGGAAATCTTCGGGCTTGCGGGCTACAAGGACGGGCGTCGATTCCTGGACGAGGAAATTGACCCGCGCGCAATGCAGATGGCGCAGCAGCAGATGCAAGAGCAGATGGCGCAGATGCAGGCGCAAGGCCCGCAGGTTGACCCGGCTGCGCAGGAAATGGAGGCGCAACGCTTCCAGTTCGAGCAGCAGAAAGCGCAAGCGGACATGGCGACGCGCGAGTCCGAAGCAAGTCTGAACGCACAGGTGCAAGTTGAAGTGGCCCGCATCGAAGCGGAAGCGCAGGTGCAGGTGGCCGCGATCGAACAGCAAGCCGCGCAGACGTTCACGGCGATCCAGGACCAGATTGCAGCCCTTGGCGAGCAGATGGCGCAGATTGCTCAGATGATGGCCGAGAAGGAAACGCAAGCCGGAAGAACTCACGGAACCGCAGGCGATCCCGCTGCGGCCTGTTGATGCCGCTCAGACGGCGCAGGCGCTCGCGGATTTCACTGCACGACAGATGCAACGTGCAGGGCTTGATAAAGCCCGTGTGGCACGTCCTGCGGCCTTGCAGATGCCTGCGGCCGCTGCCGATGAACAAGGCGCCAACAGTTTGCTACTCGCGGCAATGATCGCGCTACTAGAGGACGAAGATTGACCGACGAACAGACGTTGATTGCGGAGGCGGTGCTAGGGCGTGACGCGCAGGAATTTCTAGCCTCCGAGATCGGGCGCTATCTGTTGGGTCGCGCGCAGATGGACGAGCGCGAGGCGATGGAAGCCCTCGTGTCGGTCAAGTGGTGGCGGCGTCGCAGGATCATCGAATTGCAAAGCCGGATTTACCGCGCTCGCAGTGTGCGTAGTTGGCTCGCCGAGATCATCACCGATGGGCGGCAGGCCGAAAGCGTATTGGAAGAGTTGTAGCAGTAGGACCGTCGGACGACGGACCGTAGTTCAACAAAGGGGGCCACTTCGGTGGCCCTTTTTCTTTTGGAGTACCACCAGTGACTACCCAAGAATCGGGCGTCGCGGAAGAAGTTGTTTCGCGGCTCACCCCGGAAGTGAATCCGAGAAATGCCGCAATCGACGAGATCGCAGCGCGTGTAGCTGAAAAGCACGTCGCGGATGCCGTCGAGACCGAAGAGCTTTACGGCGACAAGACTGCCGAGAAAGAAACCGCCCCGGAACTTTCTGAAGAAAGCGAGCCGGAAGCGGTCGAGTCCGCGCCGGAGCCTGTCGCGGCACCTGTCGAACCTGATGACCCGATGGTCACGGTCAAGGTCAACGGTGAGCTGCGACAGATTCCGCAATCGGAACTGATGAAGGTTTATCAAACCGAGCGGAGCGCGACCGAGAAGTTCCAGCAAGCCGCGCGAGAGCGCGAAGAAGCGGCGCGCATGCGTGCAGAGGCGGAAGCCTACGCGCGACAGGTTGCCGCACAGCAGGCACCTATTTCGTTGGACGACCGTGCAATCGCCGAACGCATTCAGTACGGCAGCACGGACGAAGCAGCCGAAACCCTGACGCGATTCCGTGACCTCACCGTGCAACAGGCACGACAGGAAGCGGAGCGCGTCCTACTCAACCGGGAATTGCAGCAGTACCAGAAAGCCAACTCTGATCTGTTCCAGGACCCGATGCTTTACGGCGCTCTAGTCGCCGTCGAGGAACGTCTAGCCAACGATCCGGAGTGGGCAGCAACGCCCTCCGAGCGCTGGCACGAAGCCTCGAAGCGCGTGCGTGAACGCTTCGGCGTGCAGCAGGCGACACCTACCCCGGTACAGAAGCCGGTGGCGGCAGTCGCGAGCATCGACCGAGCCGAACGCAAGGCGCAAATCACGAACGTTCCGACCGCCTCCGGGCGTCGTGCGGAACCCCAGACACCACGCCCCCCGACGACCTCTGAAGTAATCGAGGCGGAACGGGCACGGCGCATGAAAGGACGCAACTACTAATGGCCGGTCAACTTTGGAGTACCAACAGCCTCGGCGGGTATTTTTACTCGCTGAATCTTTCCAACGAACTGCGGCGCGCCGTGCAGCCGATGACGAAGTTCCGGCAATTTGCCGACGTCAAAGACGCATCGCAGCAGGGCAAGTCGAAGGGTGAAACCTTCACCTGGGACGTGGTCAAGAACGTCGAACGTCAGGGCCGCACGCTGACGGAAACTAACACGATGGCGGAGTCGAACTTCACCATCACGCAAGGCACGCTCACGATCACGGAAGCCGGTCAGGCCGTTCCGTACTCCGGCAAGCTGGAAGCGCTCAGCAAGTTCGACGTCAAGGCGCCGGTGATGAAGGCGCTGAAGAATGACGCGGCCAAGTGGTTCGATATCGCGGCCCATGCGGAATTCAACAGCACGCCCCTGCGCGTGGTCGGCACGTCGAGTACCGCCATCGCTCCCTTTTACACGAACGGCACGGCGACCGCGACGAACTCCATTGCGTTCAACAACAGCCATCACAAAGCCATTATCGACGGCATGAAGGAACGCAACATTCCTGCATACGCGAACGATGACTACATGGCGATTGCGTGGCCTTCGACCCTGCGGACGCTCAAGAACAACCTTGAGTCGATCCACCAGTACACCACGGAAGGCTTCGGCATGATCGCGACGGGCGAAATCGGCCGTTACGAAAACTGCCGATTCGTCGAACAGACGAACATCCCGAAGGGTGGCGCGGCTGACTCGACCATTTGGGACCCGTACACCAGCACGCCCGATCCGTGGAACAACGCGCTGTCGGACTGGATCTTCTTCTTCGGCGAGGACACGGTGGCGGAAGCGATCGCGGTGCCGGAGGAAATGCGCGCGAAGATCCCGACGGACTACGGACGTTCGAAGGGTGTCGCTTGGTATTATTTGGGAGGCTTTGGTCTCGTCCACGAAACCGATGCGTCTCAAGCGCGCGTCGTGAAATGGGACTCCGCGGTCTAATCGGTATTACCAAGCCAACACCCTAGCCCGCCTCGCGCGGGCTTTTCATTTCTGAGCTAATCGGGCCTTCCCCCGCTGCTCGCCAACGACTGTTCCGGGAGGCGGAATGGTTGAGGATTTGCACATATGGCTACGAAATCGATGGCGTACGATCACCCGGAGTATGTCATCCGGCGCAACTTCTCTGGGGTCAACACGGCAGGCGCGAGCGGAAGTAGCGCGTCCTTCGTGGCTTTCCAGAACACGAAGCTCCACGCGGTCTCGTTTAAGGTGCTGACGGCGGGAACGTCTGCGGGCGCGGGTAATGCCGCGATCATCCGCAACGTGAGCGGGACCACGACCACGAACTACACCACGGTTGCGCTCGGCACGAACACCGCCGGCTACACCACGCGTGTAGAACTCCCCTCGACTGCGACGATGCTTCCGTTTGACAACTTCAACTTTGTCAACGGTGCCGATGCTACGGGGCGCTTCTTCTTTGCGCTGGAATACAGCGCGCTCCCCGGCGCTGAGGTTTCGGAATAAGCAATGTCCTACGATAAGCGGGACAGCACGGGCGATTCGTGCGAGAGCTTCGGCGCAGCACCTGACGCAAGCGCACAAGCGAATCAAACGGCTATCCAACAGGCGCTCAATCTTGGGCGGCTTGTAACGCTGACGACGCCCGGAACCTATGCGGTACGCGGGGACTCGTTCACCTACGAATCGAGTTCAAGCATCCTCATAGGCCCGGGCGTTAGTTTTACCATCGAGGGGAGTTCGGTTGTCCTCTATTCGCTAGAACCCATTCGGGTTAGCAATGCGGATATTGTCCAATTCGTGGATATGTCGGCGGGCGGCATGGTGCCGTTGCCTTCCGGGCGCCTGCACATCATCGAGAATTCCCCGCTAGACCTCTCAGGGCTGCGCAACAGTGCGGTGCCTGCTGGCAGTAACGGGCGCATCCGGATTCACAGTACCGATACGACGAAGTTGGCGGAATCCAATACGCCAACGACGGCCGTGAAGATGTTCATTGCCACGTGGGCTCCCGATATCGCGGAATCCCCGTTGCCGGAAGACAAGGCGAGGATTACTCGCGGGGTCGAGTATCTGGCGCGCTGCGGCTTCAACGCGCTGCGGCTGCACGGCGTCGAATACTGGCTCATGGCCGGGACGACCACGGAGCTAGAGTTCCCGATTGGTCGCCTGGATCAGTTTGATTGGCTCTTGGCAGAGTGCAAGCGGGTGGGGCTGTATTGGATCATCAACCCGCGCCAAGAAGAGTTGTATCAGGCAGGCTCTAACCGCTTCAACATGCCTGCGGAAGCGAAGAACTACAAAGAGCGGCTGTTCACTCAGCAAAACGCCCGGGACAACTGGCGCGCGGGGTTCAATCTTCTCTATAACCGCATCAACAAGTACACCGGGATAAACATCCTGCAAGACCCGGCGCTATTCCTCGTCGAGTGCATGAACGAGTGCAGCGCGCAGCAGACCTCACAGGAGGCTTGGCCCGCAATTTGGAGCACGCGGGACAGTGCACAGGGCACGGGCGCGAAGACGTGGACGGAATGGCTTGCCGACTCTACGCAAGCGCACGGTTACGCGAATCTTGCCGCCGTAAATACTTCTTGGGGGACGGCATACGGCAGTTTTGCGGCGATCCCTGAGCCCAGCGGAACGGAACTCCCGAACCTCAACATCACAAGCACGCAGCGCGCAATCGATGTCGTGCTGTACATCAGCTATCTGGACGACCAGCTAGCGACGTATTTTGATGGCGAGATGACGCATTTCGGGTACACGGGTCTTTACTGCTCGATTATCGCCTTCCCGAATGCGGTTGTGATGCGCAACGCGGCGAAGTCGTCGGCCAATAAGGTCGTCAACCTCCACAACTACACTTTCCTTTCGACTACGCCAGCGGTTAGCGCCACGCTCCAGAGCAACGCGACCAATTCCCCGATCTGGAATTATGAGTCGTGGATGTACACAGCAGGCATCTACACCACCAGTAAGCCGAGCTATGCCGGTGAGTATGGCTGGCCCTATTGGGGCGTGTATCGCAATCAATACCCGATGCTTGCGGCCTTCCTGGCGTTGCAGGGCGCATCGTCGGCAAGCCTGTTCTATCAGGGCGACTTCTTCTCTGACACGTACGACGCGAATTCTAGGTTCCGCCTGTCCGCGCTCTACCCGCTCTCAGGGCATGGCGACCCGGTGTGCGAGTTCGTGCACGCAGTCATGTTCTTTGCGCTGATGCGCGGCGACGTGACTGAGGCAACGGTTACCAAGTCGATCACGCTGAACGATCGTTATTACGGGCTCAATCCACGTAGCACAAGCCGTGTGTTCCGATCGTTCTATAACCTGTTCCTGCCGGTGCAACTGTATGGCGGGTTGACGAAGACCCGGATTAACTGGACTTCAAACACTTCTGACGACTCCCTTGCGACGACTGAAAATACAAAGTCATGGGCTACAATCTGCTCCGACCTACTGTCGTCTAACGCAATCACTTCCGATAACGCGGCATATGTCAGTAGTCAGGCGAATAACGGAAGCATCGTTGCGGTAACCACAAGCGGCACGGTCGGCAGTGTTACCGCGTCTCTGATGCAGCCGGTCCTAGAGATTGGAAGCAATACGCTAGCCGATGGCGACGCTATCCATGTGACAAATATCGCGGGATCGCCGGGAACATGGCCGGGGACAAACGGGCGCGGGACACAGGTTCTTGTGCGTCAGACGGGCGTCACAAACAAGATTCAGGCGACAGCCGGGCTTGATTTGACGGCGGCGCTTGATGGCGCCAATTTCTCGTCTGGCACGTGGAGCGAGCTTGCCAACGAGATGATGTCGGGGTCGAAAGAGTTGTACGTCTCCCGGCGCAACAAGATCTGCCTAATCAACACGTCAAAGCTCAAGTATTTCGCGGACGGCGGGGCGAGCGGCATCTACCCCTATAGCACGTGGTTCACCAATCTTGTCGTGGAGTCCTGCTCAACAAACGCGGCGCTGTTCATCGCCTCGCTCGATGGGCTCCCGCTGACCACGTCCACCAGCATGCTGATTGGGCTTGTCGGAAATACACTGAACTTCGGCACCACGTTTACCGACGCCACAAAGACCACGCTTGCAACCGTTGGCACGTTCCCGATTGTGCAAGACCCGGCAACGGCGACGATATCCCTGACGCGGACCTCCTACGGGCGTTTTGTCATCAAGGCACTGCGTCGTGACGGCTCTGCGGTCATGCAGGGGCGTCCGGGCATCACGGATAGCAAGTTGCGCATTGCGCTGGATGTAGAGGCCCACAACGCCAATTTTTGGCACTTGGAAAGAACGGAGGTTGTATGAGCGACATGAAGCAGGCGCCGAAGCGTTACGGCATGGGCGTGGCGGATAACATGATCGAGCCGCATCCGAGCTAGAACGGCCGCGAGTGCATCAGGCTCGCGCCTGGTGTCATCCGGTTTCTCGACGAGCAGTCGCCGAAATACCACCTGATTGCCGAATGGAGGCTTGTCGAGTCTTGAAACTACCCGGCTTTAATCAACTAGTCACCACCCCGCACGGGGTCTTTCTAACCCATGAGGAAATGGCCGCATGAGGTGTCGCATTAACTGCCAAGACTTGGTCGACGAAGAAAACCTTATGAAGGCGGAGTGGCCACCGGATTTTCCGCGGCCGAGGTTTCGGCCATATCAAAGTGCGCCGCGCCCGGAATGGCACGGTCGCGAGTGCATCAGGATAGCGCCGAACGCATTTCGATTTCCTGAAGAAAAATCGCCGAAGTATCACTTGATCGCGGAATGGCGCTTGACCGAAATCGAATCGACAGACGACGCAACGGAGTCCGCATGACATGGCGCATTGACGGACCCACCGGGGCAGAGTCGGCAAAAATCCGATGGGAACTCGTGCCCTACACGCAGGGGCGCGGCCTCGACCTCGGGTGCGGTGCGTGGAAGGCGTTTCGGCACTTCATCGGGCTGGATAGCAACGTAGACGAAAAGCTCTTCGGCATGCGCGCAACCGCTGCCGACATGATCGTTCCGACGTGCGAACGTCTCGACCTGTTCGCCGATGCGTCGATGGATTTCATCTTCTCGTCGCATCTGCTGGAGCACATCGAAGACCATCGCGCCGCACTCGCGGAGTGGTGGCGCGTGGTGAAGGTCGGCGGCTATCTCGTGCTGTACCTGCCGCACCGTGACTATTACCCGAACGTCGGCACCTACGGCGCGAATCCGGACCATAAGCACGACTTCCTGCCCGACGACATTCTCGACGCCATGCGCGGTGTCGGCGGATGGGATCTTCTGCGCAACGAAGAGCGCAGCGGCGGGGACGAGTATTCATTCTTCCAAGTATTCCGCAAGCGCGACGACCTGAAGCAGGTTTACAGCTTGCCGGTGCGTCCGAAGAAGTCGGCGGCGGTCGTGCGCTATGGCGGCATTGGCGACATGCTCCAAGCCGCGAGCGTGCTGCCGGGGCTGAAGGCGCAGGGGCATCACGTCACGGTCTACACGACCGAACTCGGGCGCGAGATTCTGAAGCACGACCCGCATATCGACGCCTTCTACATCCAAGGCACGGACCAGGTGCCTAACGAGGAACTCGGATCGTTCTTCGAACACGAGGCGAAGAAATACGACCGCTGGGTCAACCTCTGCGAGAGCGTCGAGGGCTCGCTGCTCGCGCTGCCCGGTCGTGCGATGTACTCATGGCCTCACGAAGCCCGTCACAAGCTGCTGAACGCGAATTACGCGGCTGTGACGCACGACCTCGCACAAGTGCCGCATAAGTTCGCTGCGCGCTTCTACGCGAGCCCGGGAGAGCGTGCATGGGCGCAGGCCGAGCGCGCGAAGATCAAGGGCCGGGTTATCTGCTGGTCGCTGTCCGGATCGAGCGTTCACAAGGCGTGGCCATGGACGGACACCATCATTGCGCGGCTGATGGTCAAGCAACCCGATACGCACGTCGTCCTGATGGGCGATGCGCTCTGCCAGATGCTTGAAGAAGGGTGGACGAACGAGCCGCGTGTGCATTGCCGAAGCGGCATGTGGACGGTGCGCCAGTCGCTCGCGTTCGTCGAACAGGCCGACATGGTCATTGGCCCGGAAACCGGATTGCTGAACGCCGTTGGCATGCTGCCAATGCCGAAGATCGTGATGCTTTCGCACAGCAGCCGCGAGAATCTGACGAAGCATTGGAACAACACCGTCGCGCTTGAACCGCAGGGCGTGTCGTGCTTTCCGTGTCACAAGATGCACTACGGCTGGGCCGGTTGCCAGAAGAACGAAGAGAGCAGCGCGGCGCAGTGCCAACACAACATTTCCGCCGACCAAGTCTGGCAAATCCTGGAACGTAAACTCAAGGTGGCGGCGTGAGCACAAGCGGCAGCGTTAACTTCTCGCAGAACCGCGACCAGATCATCACGCGCGCGCTCAACATTCTCGACATCGTCGGCATCGGGCGCACGCCGTCTGCGACCCAAATCAGTCACGCGGCCGACGTGCTGAACATGCTCATCAAGTCTTGGCAGGGTCAGACGGACTTCGCGCGCGGGCTGAAGGTGTGGGCACGCAAGCGCGGCTATCTGTTCCTGCAAACCGGGCAGCACGAATACACGTTGCCGGGCGACCACTGGACCAATTCCTACGTCACCACGACCACCACAGCAGCCGCCATCAGCGGCGCTAGCACTATCGACATCGCATCCTCGTCCGGCATGACTGCCGGCGATTACCTCGGCGTAGAACTCTCTACAGGGGCATTGCAATGGACAACTATCAGCGGCGCACCATCGACAACGCTAACCCTTGCGGCGTCGCTAACTGCGAATGTGGCGAGTGGGGCGCGTGTGTTTGCGTACACGACGCGCGCGACGCGGCCGCTTACGTTGCTTGCTGCTGTGCGGCGGGACGTGCGCGGGACCGATACCCCGATGGAGATGCTGCGAACGGTCACGACCTATGAAGCCATCGCGGACAAAAGCGCATCGGGCACGCCGGGCGTTGTCTTCTACGAGCCGACGCTGCCCGCAGGTTGGCTATCGCTGGACACGGAACCCATCGACGTTACCGACGTTCTCCGGCTGACCTACGTCCGCCCGCTGGAAGACGTGGACGCTAGTACCGATGACCTCGACTATCCGCAAGAGTGGTTCTCTCCGCTTGCACTCGGCCTCGCGCGACAGATCGCCTTGGACTACGGCGCGACGTGGGGACAGCAGCATGAAATGTTGTACAAAGAGGCGTTGCTAGTCGCGCAGCAGGCGAATCCGGAAGTCTCCGACGCCTACTTCGAGCCGGGTCGCGAGTAATGCTGATTCCGCTGTTCGGCAAGTCGATCCTTTCGAAGTCTGCGAACGTCACGGCGCAATCGCGCGTCAATCTGTACGTCGAGATTCCGGCCGATCAAGACCGCTCGCCGATCATTCTCTACCCGACGCCGGGCCTGACGCTCTTCGCTGACCTCACCGGCAATCCGATTCGCGGCATGTACTCGCGCGGTACGTCGCTGTTCGTGGTGCAGCAGGCGGCATTGTTCGAAATCTCGACCTCGGGCGTCGCAACCAATCGCGGCACGATCGGCAGCAACACGGGCCGTGTGTGCATGACGGACAACGGCACGCAACTGTTCTTCGTCGATGGTCAGAAGGCGTACACCTACACCTACGCAACGACGACGCTTGCGGAAGTGTCGGATGCTGACTTCCCGGACGGTGCGACGACCTGCACGGATCTTGATGGGTACTTCATCGTCGAAGAAAACGGCACGCAGCGTTTCTATATCTCGGCGGTCGATGACGGCACGTCATGGGATGCGCTCGAATTCGACACGGCGGACCAGAACCCGGACGACATCGTCCGCGTCTTTGGTGACCATGGCGAACTCCTCGTGTTCGGTGACGCATCGACCGAATTCTGGGCGAACAGCGGCGCAACCGACTTTCCTTTATCGCGCCTGACCTCGATCGAAACGGGCCTCGCTGCAAAGTGGTCCGTGGCGAAGTTCGAAACGTCGGTGATGTTCCTCGCGAAGAACCGGCTCGGCAACGTCCAGGTGGTGCTTCTTAATGGTTACACGCCGATGCCGGTGAGCACTCCGGACCTCGATACGCTGCTGAACCAGTACGAAACGACAAACGACGCGGTGGCGTTCAGCTATCGCGAGAACGGACACACGTTCTACCAACTGACCTTTCCGGCCGAAGAAAAATCATGGCTCTACGACGGCACGTCCGGTACGTGGAGCGAATTGCAGTCGGACGGCACGCGGCACATTGCCGACATTGGCGAACATTTCAACGGCAAGACGTATGTGTCGGATCACGAGTCCGCGCGCGTCTACCTGCTGGACCCGAACACGTACACCGAAAACGGCACCGGCATCACGCGACAATTCGTCGGGCGTCATGTGTTCAAGGAAGACCGGCAAAGCATCAATTCCTTCTGGCTGGACATGGAAACGGGCGTTGGCCTAGCGACCGGGCAGGGCAGCGATCCGCAGGCCGTGTTGCGCTATTCCACCGACGGCGGGCATTCGTGGAGCAACGAGCTTCTAGCGCCTATCGGCGCAGTCGGCGAATACGACACGCGCGTCATCTGGCACCGGCTCGGCCGTGCGCGGGATTTCACCTTTGAAGTCACTGTCACCGACCCCGTGAAGACCGTTTTCGTGAACGGTTTCATCAAGACTTCCTGATGTCTCTTTTCGAGCTACCCGCCTCCGGTGCTGTGAGCGCGGAGGACGGGCCGACGCGCCCGTGGTTCCCGTGGTTTCGCAAAGTGACCGACACATGCAACAGCGTGCGGCAGAGCGGCACCACGGCGCAGCGGCCGACGAAAGGGCTATGGACCGGGCGCCCCTACTTCGACACGACGCTTGGCAAGCCCATCTGGTACGAGGGTCCGGGCTGGGTGGACGCGACGGGCGGTGCGGTCTGACGCGCTGCGCCTCGTCTATGAGGCGTGCAAAGAACGGTGCCCGATGTCGTTCGATCGCTTCGCTGCTGCCTTCGATGGCTGGCGCGTAATTCCGGTCGAACGTGACGGCGAGATTGTCGCAACGATCATGACGCGCGGGGATGAGATCCACTGCGCGACCAAGACGCCCGGCAAGTGGATCACGCGAAAGCTTATCCGCGAAGTACTCGGCGAAATTCTCGATACGCACGGCATCTGCACGACGCTTGTCATGGCTGACAACGCGGCGGGGCATGCCTTTGTGCAACGGCTCGGATTCACGCGAACCCGTGACGGTGAAATGGTGCGGTACGAACTAAGGAAACCCCGGCATGTTTGAAAAACACTACATGAGCCGCGCAGAAACGCGCGCGATGGCGTCCGATCACCCGATCGGAGACCCGACCGGGGGCGCGTCTTACGGAGAACGTAACGACCCGGTCACTGCGACGGCTGCGGTCGTGGCGGCTTCGGTCGGTAACGGGATCATGAGCTCGCGCGCGGCAAAGAAGGCGGCGCAGATTCAGGCGAACTCCGCCGACCGCGCCACGCAAATGCAGTGGGACATGTACCAGCAGCAGCGCGAGGACTCGCAACCGTGGATGGACGCGGGCGGCGATGGCATCCGCAAGCTGCGCGACATGGTCATGGGTGGCGAGTTTTCACAGCCGCTGAGTGTTGGCGACGTGCAGAACGAACCCGGCTATCAGTTCGGCATGCAGCAGGGATTGACCGGCATCGCGCGCCAGCTTTCGAAGATGCAGGGCCGCAACGGTGGCGCGACGTTGAAAGCCCTCACGCGCTTCGGCACGGACTACGGCGCGACGAAATACAACGACGCATGGAACCGCGCGAACGCCGATCGAGGATTCCGATACAACGCGCTTGCGAATCTTTCCGGCACTGGACAGCAGGCCGTGAACCAGATCACGAGTACGGGCATGAACGCGGCCAACAACGCCGGGAACCTGACGACCCCTGGCGGCGCGGCGCGT